AATCCCTGCATTTCTGTAACTTTACCGTTTCTTTTTTCGATTAACGCTTTTAGATTCATGACTTTACATCTCCTTCAACTTTTTAATTTTGTTTTCAATTTCCGTGTAATCAACACTTTGCTGTTTTTCTGTCATATCCTTAACTGTAATCTCGCACTCAGAAGTTCTAATTTCAATCTCTTCCTCTTCTTCCGCCCTAAGTTCAATCGATGTCGCCGAATAGACTGGGATTTTTTTAAGGGCCAAGGTTATCTCTGTCATGATAAAGTCTTTGACACGTCGCAAAGGTAGTTTTCCAGCTCTCTCTTCAAGTTCATCAACAACTTTTTTCATGTTGAAACTCCAACCTTTTAATTTTCCTTGCTTCGCCCCCTGAATAACTTCTTCATCCGTAATTACTGCTTCGGCTCTAAGTCCTATCTCATCTTCCCAAGCTTTTAGAGTTCCTTCCTTCGTTGAAGCTATTTTTCTTTCATGATCGACCATTAAGTCAATATTATCAACTTTTTGCAATGCCCTTTGAAACGCTCTTTGTTCAATTACTTCGATTACCTTACCTCGTGGTGTAACCACTGGTCTGCTTTCTCTGCCTGGAACATTCACATATCCCGTTATGTGTAATCCATCACTTCTGATTTCCACGTTCACTGTCCTCACCACCTTTCAGTTTTGCCATGTTCCGTGCTTGATTTGTGTTTGGAGTATATACCTCTTTTGTTTTTGGATTATACATCACTGTATCAAGTCCAAGCTTAATAAAGTCCAGCCCCAAAGGTTCCATGTCTTCCATGTATCTTGCCTCGTCAGGTTGCATAAAATTAGCATCAATAGCTATTTTATAAGCCTCAAATCTCTCTCTTATGTCGCCTTTTAGCAATTCTTTGGTATCGAATGCCCAATAAAAAAAATCCTTCTCGCTTTCGAGTAAGAATTCTCTATTTAATGCACATTCGATTGCCTTTAATACCGGTAAAACACCAGTTTTTATACTGTTTGCATAATCTTTACTTGTTGCATTACCCTTGGTAATGGATTCGGATATATTGAATATCTTACAAAGTTGACCTGAGTTGGATTCTTTGTTTTCATTTAGCTGCATTTCTACCGATGTGTTAGATGCTTCTTGAAACTCTAAGCCTTCGTTCAGGATTACAACATTATCACTATTATTGCTATGGAGCCTCTTCCATGCTTCTTTTAGCTTATCAATAGCTTCTTGTGTTAGTTTCCTTGGTGATTTTACAAAACCTTTTTTATTACCGCCTTTTTTTACTAAAGTTTCTTCAAATACCAATGAGTTATAAGCTACGCTAAGCATCAAATTATTTTCTTTAATGATACTTACCCCCTGAGCTCCATCCTTGCTATTTCGCAAGACTTTAATAAATTCGAATGGCCAGTAACATCTACCATTAACCAAGATTCTATATGTTTTAAATATAGGATCTTCATTCTTAATTATAGAAACATAAGATTCGTCAACATAATGCAGGCTAACAACATCATTGAGTCTCTTATTAATATAAGCATACCCGCCTTTACCAAGAAAGTAATCAGCGATAAGAGCTCTCCAAAACTGAACTGCATCAAGGGTATCTCCAGTATCATCATTTAGAAGCTTAATTCTAATATCATCCTTGATTTCCTCAGTTTTACCATTGTTATCTTTATAAAGCTTAATCGGTAGCATTGATACCGTATCAGCTATGAAATTAATGCAACTCTTCACGCTTGGAATATTCAATGCCTGTTCTTTGGTTACATAGATATTGTCTAATAAAGCTTTTAACAGCACATCATCAACTGACGGCTCAACAACCGGATCCGCTCTCTCTTCCTTTTTCCGTTTATTAAACCATGCCAAATTCTCACCGCCTTTCTGCTTTAGAATATTAGCAAAATGCATATCCGATAATTTTGATACCTTCAGCATGCTTATGGTTTAAATTTTCGTCATATATATTTTTGTAATATTCAAGTTTCTTTTCTAAATTTTCAACTGGATTTATTATTATTTCAGGAGATTCAAAACCTGGCATCTCAATAAAAACCCCTACATTTACTTTAGTTTTTATTGCTTGTTTAATAATAAATTCTAAATCACTTATTTTTTCTAACTCACCATACATTATTCAGCAACCTCCCAATCTTCTGAAAGCATATCCGTTTGACTTGCTAACCATGGAACTCTATCTTTCGGTGCATCTGGATTATTTGTTTGTAAACCTGTTGTATCTATGAAAATATAAGGATGCGTCATTTTAGAGTGTGCGTCAGGCCTTTGTAATTCAATGAAAATCCCTTTACCGTTCCAGCCCCTACGTCTTACTTTCTTTCCTTGCTTTAATAATTCTATTGCTTTTCCAAAATTCATTTAATCACCTCCCTCTATCCGACTTGAACTGCAAAATTATCTATACCAAATAGCATGTCTTGTTGCAGTAAATAAGTTGCATTAATTAATGCTACTACCATATCAACCTTACCCTCTGATTTTTTCTTATTTACATATTTATTTAGGTTAGTGTCTTCTGTACAACGTGCATTCTGGAAGTTAATTTCAAGCATTAAGTTTTCATCATATCGGAATGTTTTATTTAATATGCACTCTTTTAACAGTTTAGTTGGCATGTGCAAAACACTTGAATGTTGTTTAATTTCTACGCATTCGTACCCAGCAGCTTCAAGCTTCTGCACTGTACTTATTGCGTTATAACGGTCATAACCTACTTGCATTATTTCGACACCATAAGAAACCTCTAGTCCAATTAAAAACGTTTCAACATATGAATAGTCAATTACCTCATCACCGCAGGCATAGCATACTTTATGCCTTATTAATCTGTTATAATCAACCTTTTCTTTTTTGCTTTTAAAATCAACTTTATCAGCCGGAATAAATCCAAATACTTTAGAATAAATTACTCCTTCATGTTCTGTAACCATAGCAACTGCGGTATTATCATCAGTCTGTGATAAATCAAGACCTATCCATACTCTCTTCCCTTTCCAGAAGTCTAAATCTTCATTGATTTTACACTCTCTAACCTTTGTTATATCAATAAACCCTTCTACCCCAAGCCCTTTGTATTTAATGTTATTATGTTTGCAAAGGTAATTCTCACGTTTATTTTCATATAAAATTGCCATTGTTCGCATATCTTTAACGGCTTGAAATATATAATCGTGTGCTACAGCTACTGGATTAGACTGATATATAACTAAGTCATTAGTCTGCCATTGGTCATTAACCAATAAATCATCGTCAGGCTCATACAATAACGAAAATCTTCTTTTGTCCTCCAATAAACCATCTAGCACTTTTTTTGATATATCTATTTCATCAATCATTGCATTATTATCGTTAGGATATTGAGTACTGATTATAATTCCTAGTTTATTGTGTAAAGTAATTTGCGAAGACCTCATTGATTCTATCGGATAACTATCCATTGCCCCTGCTTCATCTGCTAGGAAAGCATTAGCCAATTTACCATCCATTCTGTCCTCTGAATAAGCTAAAGGTATATATTCACTATCTGTTAAAAGACATCTTATTTCACTTCTCAGTAGCTTAAATACATCATCTTCTGCTAGCAGTGGGCTTGATTTTATGATTTTTCTTATTGCTATTTGCAATTCCTTAGATAATTTCAAATCCGGAGCAACTGAGAAAAATCTGCTAAATTTCGGGTCGGTTAACATTAATAGAATAAAAATAACCGCTGCATTAAATGTCTTAAAATTCTTTCGACATATATCTAATACTGCGGTTACATAATATCTTATATCTTTATTTTCATCATTTTTTAGCTTAGTACATAGTACTGCTACAATAAGTAGCCAAGCATAGTCCTCTAAGCCTTCATCCATAGGACATTGTAAATCAGGATGCACTATTAACGTTAATAATTTATTGATTTTATCAAAAGCCTTTTCATCAATATAAGCTTCTTCGTCTTTACCATCTACTATATCTACCCATGATTTAGCTTGCTTTTTCACATACTTAGGAACTTTACGATTGTCGGGCTCCAAACACCACTGAGCATATTTATAAGCTCTACTTTCTTTAATCATTATCCTTGCAACGCCTTTAGAAGTGGGTTTTCTTCCTGTTTTACTTCTTTAGGTATACTTCTTAATGCAGAGGCTATAGTCATTATGTTTTCTTTTTCGATATCAAATAACATTCTTCGCTTAGTCTGAATTTGTTTATCTAAGTTGATTATATTTCTAGATAGCCTGTCTATGCTTTTGGTATATTCTATCAAATGAGCCGCCCTATCTCCTGGGGCCATGTCATTCATAGCCTTTTCATGGTCATTTGTTATTTTGTCAATTAGGTTGTAATATTTTTCCTTTTTCTCCTCAAAGTCAATGCATTCAGCTAGCAACAAACAGTATCTATTTATTACTAGTCCGTAAATATCATCATTTTTTTCTATCATCCTTAATAAATTTCTCACCCTTAAAAACTCTTTATGGGCAATTGGATTTTCTCTTACTTCTGGTCTTTCTTTCAAGGCCGCCCCAGTAAGTACCGCTTCCTCAGCCTGTTTTCTTTGTTTTAGCTCTGCTTTTGTCTTGTTAGATTTACCTTCCACTTTCAATAATTTATATGGTTTTGGTGGTCTTGACATGTTTTCACTTCCCTTCTTATTTTTTGTGAAATCCTATAAAAGGAATAAACTGTGTAAATGGG